CAAGATTATCCGTAAGAGAACCACCCGCCATTGTCCAGAAACGAATATTGGAATCTTCTGTTCCGTCAGAAGCATCCAACATAATGGATCTAATTCGTCCGTATTCTATCTTTTCATCGTTATCATTTTCTCCATAGAAATAAATATTTCCCATGTCATCAGAATCAGCGGGAGAACTACTGTTGCGATAAAAAGCCATTGATGGGCCTTGAGTAGCATCAGCATCAGTGCTAACAAGTGTTAATGTATCCGTGTTTCCATCATTCGTAATTGTTACGTCTGTAGTAGGGCCAAAGGCAACGTCCATGTTTTCATCGATTGCCATTGCTTGTGTGGTTCCAAGCGTGGAGCCTTTACCAAACACCAAGTCATCAGCAGAATCATCCAGCCCAATATAAAAATCTTGTGCGTTTCCATCGAAAACTATCTTGGTATCTTCTGCGCCAGCATCACCTATGGTTAAAGTGGGTGTAGTACCTTTTAAGGTCATAGCACTATTAGTTAATGTCAGTACTTCAGTACCAGCTATATCCATCCTAATAGTATCTTCATCAGAAGACTCTTCAACCTGTATCTTAGTATCACTGTCAGCATCAAGTAGCTGATTAGCAGTAGTACTAGAAGTATTAGTATTTGTAATAGCCTCTACCAAGACTCCAGTAGGAGGAGCAGTACTAAAGGTTAGTGTGGTTCCAGAGATTGAATAGTTTGATTTGCTCTGGTAAACCCCATCAAAGTATACCTGTGTATTATTCTCATGTACAGGAGCTACAGATAATGTCAGTGTCGTGTCACTGTTATCACCTGTCATTGTATTAATTGTATTATTAGATCCACCTACAGTAGTTGTACTATGGAAGGCTGTAATGACCCTACCACTTGCAGGAGCAGCACTTAGCGTTAATGTAGTACCTGATACGCTGTAAGCATTGTGTGCTTGGAATACACCGTCTACAAAGACCATTAGGTTTTGCTCATCGTCAGGCGCAGTGCTTAATGTAAAGGCAGTAGTAGATCCATCACCAGCATAGATATTAGTATCCATATTAGTACCAGCACCACCACCAATAGATCCCCACTCATCTGTATAGCCTTCAAACTTACCAGTAGTACTATTATACCTAAAGTATCCTGCTGCTGGAGATCCGGGCCTCTGTGCTGTTGTACCTGAAGGTACGTGTACAGCGTCTGTAGCAGAACCTACGTCAAGAGAGACATCAGGTGCAGCATTAAGAATACCTACTCTATTTGCAGATGAATCAACTACTAATGTATTTGAATCCCAATTAAAGTCTCCTGTACCACCTGTCAGTGCAGTAAGAGTTCCTACGCTTGTAATATTTGTTTGTGCAGCAGTCTGTAATGTACCTGTGAGATTGCCTGAGAAGCCTGTAGAGGTCAAAAGACCTGTAGAAGGATTATAAGTAAGCCCTGTGTCTGTCTCTGCTCCCTGTGAGCCTGTAGCTCCGTCTACGAAGACAGGGTATACTGTTTCATCAGTTGAGTTATTTGCTGAGACTGTAAAGTTATCTGCTGTACCTGTAGTATCTTGGTTAAGAGTACCTATTACAAAGTCTAGTGTATTGTCTGCGTCTTCATATGAGACTGTGATATTCGTTTCTGTATTTGAGCTAACCATAGCTCCTACAGTATCTGCAATGGTTTCTGCTAGTGTTACGCCACCAATAGTAATAGCATCAGCTTCTAGAGTACCATCAATGTCTGCATCACCACTAATATCTAGTGTAGCTGCATCTAGCTCACCAGTAATTGTGAAGTTTCTAACGCCTGTATAATCCTTGTTAGCATCCAATATAACGGCTTTAGAGGCTATTGCAGTACCTACCGCTGTACTACCAAGGTCTAGAGCATTAATCTCTCCTACGACCACTGTAGCTCCATCTAGGATGTTTAACTCTGCTGTGGTGCTAGTGACACCATCAAGTATATTAAGTTCTGCTGCGGTGCTTGTTACGCCATCCATGATATTAAGTTCAGCGGCAGTAGCAGAAATAGCTGTACCATTAAAGTTAATACCATCTAGATATGCAATACCATCTACATACAGATCCTTCCATTCTTGAGAAGAGCTTCCTAAGTCATAAGCATTATCTGTATTAGGTATAATATTTGAATTAACATCTGCTCCAAAGACTACGTTGTCTGAAGCTGCATCACCCATAGTAATCGTACCACCATTAAAGGTAGTAGTACCTGTGACTGTTAAGTTTCCTCCTACGCCTACATTGCCAGTAGTTGTAATAGAATCTATATAGGCATCTTTAAAGTATAGGCTAGAGGTTCCAAGATCTACGTCACTGTCTGAAACTGGTGCAATAGATCCATCATTGAATGTTACTTGGTTGGTTCCTGCGTTAGCTATTGTAATGACATCAGAGCCACTGAAGGTTATAGAAGTATTTGTATCTCCATCACCTGCAATACTGTCTAACTGTACAGCACCTACGTTACTTAGTGCAGCATCTCCAAAGTCTACTGCACCTGCTACGGTTAATGTTCCTGAAACTTCTACGTTAGCATTAATATCTACTAGCGTAGCATTTAATTCTATTTCATCTGTTGCGTTAATATCAAGAACTGTAGCACTAGGAGCATTGATGTACTGAGAAGCATCATTAAACTGTAGAGCCATCGTGCTATTAAGAAGTAGTCCTGTGTCAGCTACGTGGGTAAGAGTTACGTCCTGATCATCTCCAAAGTTTATGACTGCTCCGTCTGCTAGGAATAGATCACTAAACTCTAATGAAGATGTACCTAGAGCGGCTCCATCTGAAGCGTCAGGGACGAAAGCAGTAGTAGCTGTGATAGTTGTACCCTGAATCGTACTAGAGCCTGTAACGGCTCCTGTGACTGCTAGAGTGCTAGAGAGTGTAGTAGCTCCAGTAACTCCAAAGGTTCCTGCTACTGTTCCATTTGCATCTACGTCAAGTGTATCTACGTGTGCAGTACCATCTATGAAAAGATCTTTAAATTCTAATGAGCTTGTACCTAGATCAATATCATTATCTGTTACAGGTACAATAGCTCCGTCTTGTATTCTTATTTGTTCTACTGCTGAACTAGAAACCTCTACAAAGAAACCCCAACGATTGTTAGTACTATCAGCTACAATTTTATTAAGAAAGTCTAAGTCACCAATAGTGTGGATGTTACCGCCATGTCCAGCAGTACCATCGTGTCTGTGTCCTGTAGTAGTAGCACTAGAAGAAGAGTAAGTAAACGCATTAACTAATTGGCTATATTCGTCATTGAATAATGCTGCGGTTATGGTATCTCCATCTACAAATGTACTTTGTCTAGTATAGCTTTGAGCCATTTATTATCTCCTTCCTGACGGTCTATAGTCTGCGTATATACCATTAATTGCATAGGGTGCATTTTGATCAATACTGTAAATTCTAAAATTACAAGTATCACCACTTCCTTGTACTGCTTGTCTTACTAACGGATCGTTAGAAGCTCCAAATGCAACCGCATTGAATTTAGAAGAACCAAACATAGCTGGTTCTTGAATCTGAGTTAATGTATAATTTGGTGGTTGTGGTATTGTAGTGTCACCATAATTATATCTCATTCTTAACGTAGGCTGACATTGACCTTCTGGTGTAAAAGAAATCTTAGCATAGTTAATTGTTTTACGTGTTCCTGCATCTCCAAAATCTAAGAATGGAGTTTCATATCTTGCACTTATATCTGTTGCCGTACCTCCGGGGTTAAAAGAATTACCTGTATCGTGATTATATACATAGCCATCTTTGTCACCATGATAGGTTTGTTCTAGTCCATCTTTATCTAAACCAGAAGTAAGAGCATGAGCCTGTATGCCTTCAGTCTCTGACCATTCAAATCCGTTAGGAGTAATAGTTCCTATGATTCCTTTTGAAGCTGCTGTAGATGCATCAGATTTAGAATAGAATAAACGATACTGAGATTTACTTCTCAATACCGCACTACTAATTACAAAATCATCTATCTCTGCTGCTATATTTCCTACAATAGATTGTATAGCTCTACTAACAGAACCAAGCTCAACGTCACCAATCCTTGTTGTACCAGCAATGGTTCTTAATCCATCAGGGCTTAGGAATACCAAGTCACCTGCAATTTCCTGAATAGACGCTCCATCCATACATCCTACGTTCTTTGTAATAGGAACTATTTGAATAGTAGAAGAGTTATTTATATTTTGTAGCTTATAAATAGAGTTGACACAAAATATAATTAAGTCATCACGGAAACTTCTAATACCTACTACTTTATCATCTAGTACTATACTACCAGATCCTGTACTTGTAAAGTCATCTATATCATTTGTACCACTATAATATATAGTATTAGGTGCTGTAGCTGCTCCTGCTACTACTAAGTGCTTGTCGTGTATTACGCAATACTTAGGATATACTGTACCACTTACTGTTATTTCTTTTGCAAAGTATGTTCTAGTATTTACATTAGCTCCAGTACCTGTCATTTTAAAATACATTGGCTTCACGCCTGATCCTGCATCTGTTATAATTACTTCACCGTAATCAGTTGTTCCTTCGTAAACTGCAAAAGAAGCTTGAGCTTGAGATGTTCTAGCTGCTGCTGATCGTCCTGTAAAGGTACTGTAGTTATCTCCTCCAGCATCTACACTGGCTCTATTTATCTGAAGCCAACTAGTTCCATCTTGACTAAAGTAAACATTTGTACCTGCACAAGCTATAACTCCATCTGCATATACTTGTAGTCCTAGTATATCTGCGGAGGTATTAGGTCTAGCAGCAGATCCTCCTCCAAATGAACTATAGCCATTAATACGCCTATAGCCTCCATCAGGGTCTACTTCAAAGTTAGATAATGCGACTGCATATCCGGGCTGTCCTAATAATTCTAATTGGTTTAGATTAGTATTAAGTCCACCTTTGCAAGATATACCAAACGGTTGAGACATTAAACAAAC